TTTTGTCGTCGGGTCCAAGATCTACATTGTAGGGACGGACAAGCATTGGGTTGCGGTCCCGGCTGGTACCGGCACAGTTGCGGGCATCGGTGTGGACTGGAACGAGCAGGGGACTGGCGGCACAACTGGAGCAACCGGAGCAACTGGAGCAACTGGAGCAACTGGAGCAACTGGAGCAACTGGAGCAACTGGAGCAACTGGAGCAACCGGAGCAACCGGAGCAACCGGAGCAACCGGAGCAACCGGAGCAACTGGAGCAACTGGAGCAACTGGCAAGACTGTCGTTTATTGTGTTTCAACGAGCAATATCACGCTGTCAGGACAGTTTGCGATAGATGGACTAACACCAGGACTTGGATATCGCGTGCTCTGCGTTGGCCAGACCAACCAAGTGCAAAACGGAATATGGATCGTTTTACCTGGAGCATGGGCGAGACCGTCGGACTTCGCGACCGGAACTGGTGCGGGCGGTGTCCAGATCAATGTCAACCTGGGTACTGCATACGCAAATACGATCTGGTTGTGTGCTAACCAATACGGCGTTGGTGGGGACACGATTGACTCGAACAACCTGACGTTCAAGCAGATTGCCCCGTTGCTAAGCGATGTCTATGACGGCGTTGCTCCCAAGATCACTTCTGCGAATAAGATTCTGGGTTCGTCAAGCGCGAGTGCAAGTAGCTGGGTTCAGATCTCAGATCCCTACGTGAGTTCCATCTCATGGAGCAAGATCACAACCACGCCCATCACCCTAGCTGGGTACGGAATTACTGATGGGGTCTCGACTTCACGCACTATCAACACTACCGGTCCTCTCGCTGGTGGCGGCGCCCTCAGCTCAAACCTGACTCTATCAATCACTGCAGCAACCACCTCAGCCGCTGGCTCGATGTCCGCCTCGGACAAGACCAAGCTTGATGGGCTCACTATCAGTGGTACCACGAACTACCTAGCCAAATTCACAAGTGCTAGCGGTATAGGTAACTCTCTGGCGTTTGAGCAGGGTCGAGCCATTGGAGCTGGCATCGGCTACTACGATAGCGCGTTCAACGCTGCCCAGGGATACAAACAATCAATATTCGGGACCACGTTCCCAGACTCGACGTCAGGTTATTTTTTAACTCCTGCATACGGCACCAACGCAATCGCGACGATATACACCGACCCGCAGGGGATCGCATTTGTGTATTCACCGAGCATTGGAGCGACCGATCGAACAGACACGTCGACAACGTTGGCCGCGATGGAGCGGCTTCGAATATCTGATACTTTAGTGACAGTTAGTACGTTGCTCAGAGCCACTGGAGAGATTCAAAGTACTTCCACCAATTCTTTTAGGAACGTTGGCTCAAGCTACAGTTCTTTTTGGAGAAATAACAACGGCTACACCTTCCTGCTTTTGACAGCAGCGGGTGACCCATACGGAGGATACAATACCCTCCGACCGTTCTCCGTCTCCGATGCAACAGGATTTGTGGGGATTGGGGTTGAGATTCCAGCTGCTCAACTGCACGTGGGGGGTGCACTCGGAATCAATGTAATTGGTTTGCAGTCGCCACTCTCTGCCGATCAAGAGTTGGTTTCAGCGTATGATGTTGGGTTTGGGAGTCAACTCATCTCTCGGCATGGCGGTGGGTACGGGGATGAGGCGATCACTCACGGCAACCTAGCGGGTAGCGCTATCGGAGCCCCACAGGTGCAGAAATGCCAAAGTCCCTACACCATGACAGCCCCAAGCGCGATCACTCAGCCGATCCGCCTTGCACTCTTTGGGACTAATTGCCCGGCTAACCGTAGCTTCATGGCTACCCTAAAAATCACTCAACGTGTGAACTCTGCTTCAACCACTGGTGTTGCTGTACTATATCTGATCAGTGGAACCACCGACTCATCGGGGATCATCGATGGGGTCTACATCACCACAACACCCATGGTAGCTGGTCCTGGTTCAGCAATAGTGGTTACGGTTGGTATTTACTCAAATACTCAATTCTACTTCTATATCAACAATTCGGCCTTCGTAGGGGCGATCACCGGCTACTGGCAAATTGAAGTTGCCTGGGTGGGAACATGATCACTTGGATGGTCACCGGACTCCATGATGCGCGTTGGTTGCGCAATGCGGTCGATAACTTCGAGCGACAGCGCCGCGAGTGGTTCGCTCAAGCGCGCGGCTTGATTCTCATCGAGAATGGAAACGGACTCGGTGTGACTGATGGAACCCAGTTACCCGCTGGAACGGTAGTACTCAGATCAGACACGGGAGCAGCACAACCTCTGAATGCAGCGCTTAGCTGGTTGCGTACCAATACGTCGCCCGATGACTGGTTTTGCAAGTGCGACTCGGACGACTACTACGGACCGCAATATCTAGAATCGATACATGAGGCGGTGCAATTCGAGGCTGACTATGCCGGTCGATGTGACATGTACATTCGCACCCAGAGCGGTCACTTGTGGTACCAAGAACAGGGACTCAGAGGATTTTGCGAGGGGCTAGCGAACGGTCCAACTCTGTGCGCCCGTGTGTCGTCTGCAGAGGACTTCCCGGAGGTCCAGTACTGGGGTGAGGATACGCTCTGGTGTGCTCGCATGAAAGAGCTTGGCAATCGCTTCTACGCGCTACCTCCAGAACACATGTGCTACCAGCGCTGGCACGACAATGAGCACGCGTGGCCGTGCACAGACACCGAGATTATTGCTGGCTGCAGCGTGCCATTCTGGGACTTGGGTCTTTGGGATTCTGACATCGTGGATAGAGTTATATCGCGTCCGAAAGGCACACGAATTGTTGCGCCGCCGCTCACTCTGGAGACCAGCATGCCCTACCGAATTCTGATGGAACAACTTCGCCAAACCGAGGCAACACATGTCCAAAAGTGACACCTTCGAAAATGACCTGTTGAAGCTCATCTTCAACGCGACACCCATTGCGAACATCGCTGACAATGCAGCGACGTCTCCGCTGACGAATCTGCAGGTAGCGCTGCACACCGCTGACCCTGGTGACACCGGGGTTCAGAGCACGAACGAAGTTGCGTACACGGGATACGCTCGCGTAGCCGTGGCGCGCACCACTGGTGGGTGGACGATTTCGGGTACGACTCAGGTTGCCCCAGTAGCTACGATATCATTCCCCCCGTGCACAGCAGGCTCAGCAACAGCTACATTCTGGAGTGTTGGAGTTGCGTCGAGCGGCGCCACGAAGATTCTCTACTCGGGCGCGATCTCGCCGACAATTGCTATTGCAAACGGCGTCACCCCACAACTCACAACTGCATCAACGATTACGGAGGACTAATCCCATGGCAGACAGTACTTTCAGGATGGACCTTTCATTGACCCGCCGGTGGCAAATGGTTCGGCCCTAGTTGCCACAACAGCGGAAGCGCTGTGGTTGTTCTCGCTATACACTCCGATCTTCGCCAATGACCCCAAGGCAGGGAAAATCTACTCGGTGCGTGCCGGAGGAATTCTATCCACGGGGGCGTCCGGAACTCTGATTCTAGCTCCTCAATATGGTGCAATTGGTTCAACGGCGCTCGGTCCCTCTGTGGCTCAAACAGTTCCTGTCAGCATCACCAACGTGCCTTGGTATCTGCAGTTCGATCTTGTGTTCCGCACAATCAACGCAGCGAGCTCTACGTGTATTGGGACTGGTTTTTTTACGTGTGGTGGTACCCCGGGGACTGCGGGATCTGCATTCGTGTTGAGCATGGGCGGCTCGTCAGCAACCGTGGATGTCACACAGAATTTAGGAATTACCATTTCCAAGACTCTCAGCGTTGCCGGATCGGTAACGGTTGAGTTTGCGTACATTTTTTCGCGCAATTGAAAGGACAGTCAAATTGGCAACAGCAAGATTGGTAGTATGCGTTCTATCGGTAATGGCGTACAGTTCGAACATTGAGACCGACGTCAAGGTTTCATATTCGGACAAAGATCCTGACACTGGAGAGGGGATATCCGGTGACTTCACGTTGCAAGAGAACGCGTCGATCGACGTGTTCCTGGAGGGTGGGTATCAGCAAAAGGTAATCGCTCGCGCAATTGCCGCCGCTATCGTCTCCGATTCGTTCGTGAGCAATCTGGTCCCAAATCCTCTGCCCCAAAACATTCCTACGCTCGTGTGTGGACTGACAATTCCAGAACCTACCGTACTATCCGGGATCTGGCCGCTGCCCACCTGAGGTAAGCAATGCGTGGCCAAGCCCCATTCCCCAGCGGAGTACCGCTGACCGCCGCCCTCCCAGTCGTGAAGGGATTTGGTGCCGGCGGTCCAAAGTTCCTAGCGAACGTGCAGGTAAATGGGGTTGGCTCTGCTACCGGGACTGCTACCTGCAGCGGCGTTGGGGCGTCCGTTTGCGCAGCAGTCGGCAGTAGCGCCGGCACCGGATCGGCGTCAGCGGTCGGGAAAAGCCTCAATGCTGCCACGGCAACAGCATCAGGAGCAGCGATCGTCGCTGGAGTGGGCAAGTCTCTCGCCTCTGGCGTAGCCACGTCCACAGGGGCATCCAGCGCAAGCGGTGTCGGTAATTCGCTAGCCAGTGCAGTCGCCACTAGCTCGGGTACTAGTACATGCCTGGCAGTCGGAAGCACCGGATCCGCTATCGTAGCAGGCACCGGGACAACGGCGGGAACTAGTAGCGCCCTGGGAGAGGGAGCCTCGTTGGTCGCTGCGCGTCCAGTGGCAGTCTGGATGCTGCAACCGCGGGAACGCAAAGAATCCCTGATGCAGCGCAACTCATCGCTCGGACTCCCGACTCGAATGCTTCGAGCGCATCTTGCGCAACGTGAACTGTCAAGATCGATTCCCCAAAGGTCGCGCGAGCAGACCTTTGCCTTCTAAATAAGGAATATCATGAACGCGCGCAACCAGTACGATCCGGACCCTACCGAACTGACGCCGCCCAACGGTCACAGTCTGTTGCCTTTAGATGCTTCACATGCGCAAATTGTGGTTGCCATCAATCGGCTGAGTGCCGGTTGGTCGAAGACATTTGACGCAGTGATGGCCATTCATCAGGGCATGGTAGCAAACGGTATTTGCCCGCACCCTGAACAGAAGTGCGCGGCGCTTGAAATGTCAGGAACGGCTTCGATTGGCGTGGCTGAGCTACACGGAATGCGACGTCGTGACAATCGTTGGATGGTCCTAACCGGCATTGTGCTCGGTGCTCTATCAGCCTTCAGCGGTGCCTGGCTGTCCCGCAATACGACCGAGGCAGCGGCGGCCACAGCGGCATCCGTGGCGGTTGGAGCCGCCAAGGAAGAGGTGCAAAGGGCTCAGAAGTCCACTGAGTCGATAGCTTTCACGGCGGGTCGTGATGGCGCGAAACTCGGGGCTCGCGAGGCAATCGAGGCAATACAGCCCTCGCCGCTCGTAGTTCGCAAATAAAACAACGCCCCTGAACCTTTGCTAAATTCAGGGGGGTTGAGCGCGTCAGCAGTCAGAGGGGGCGGAATGCCGACCGCGCTTTAGTCTCGTCCAGGGCAACCCGCGGCACCTCGGAGACATTCGCGTAGGTTCCGTTCTTCGCGACTCTTGCATCCGACGAGTCTCTGGGTAGCCTCAAGCGCGGAGCTAGCTGCGCTCAGGTAGTCGCCCTTTTGAGCTTCTAGCTCGGCCCTTTTCAGGCAATTGATTGCGTCGACTGGATTTGGATTCTCAAACATTGGATTGTCACCTTTCAGAATGTCAGATCATCGTCACCACGGCCGAACAGAGGCGGACCGCCGGGCTCTGCAGGGGCTATTTGTGGCGCCGGCTGTGGTCGTGGGCGCGCAGCAGCTGGTGCTAGCTTGCGGCCTTGAGACGCTCGGATTGCGCGGATATTTTGCCCAAGAATCCTCGACTGCGCAGCAAGCGCGCTGCCCTCCACTGGTTGTTGGAATGTGAATCGGTTCGCTCCGGGACGATTCACGAAGGAAACTTCGTCGAAGTTTTTGTTCTTGTCTGCATTGAACTTCTCAACGATAACAAGCTCGACTTCATTGGCGTCGATTCCTGTCATGTCCATGACGTCGTCACCGGTCCAACCACAATTTTCGAGTGCTTCTAGCGCGATTTCGGAAGCCTTTCCGGGGGCAAACGTTCCGATCCAGGTAATTGACTGCCCAAAGAATTCATCGTCTTCCCGACTGAACTGGAATGTGACGGATACCTGAAGGTTGTTGTTTGAGCTCATCCCAAACTTGACGCCTTGTTCGCCGATTGCTCGGGCGATGCGTACGCCTGTTTTACTCATTGTACTGACCTTTCCTGTGAGATTGTTGTAACCCTGTTGAGCACGCGCGCCAGCATAACGGAGTCCTCTTGGCGCATCGCAAGACTCGCTTCAACTTTGCTCGTGAGCTCTTCGTCACCGAGCTCTTCGAGTATTGCACTGATGCGAGCAAGGACAGCTTCGTTCGATTCGCCGTCGCTGTTCTTGATCTCAGCCATGAGACCATCCCAGCCCGAATCCAAAGACATCTGGGCAGGCAACGGATAGCGGGACTTAGCGTCCCAATAGGCAGTGTGGGTCGTCTCAAGAAACCGTGCGTCAGTCCCCACTGCCATCCCCTTACCCTTGCCGTTGCTCGCCGGCTTTACCATGTCGTCATGATGAGCAAACAGCAAGTGGTCGCACCATCCTTTCCAGAACCCATTAGAGCTAGAACTCTTTCCTGCATATAACGCCGTCTCGTAATGATCGAATGCCACGTCGGAACCGGGAAGAGTTAGCGTTTTCACGGTTGAGTGAGCGGTTAGAATTATGTGCATTCCGCGCTTGGTGCGTAGTCTATCGAGGCGAGCGGCAAAGTCGCGCCACTTGGCAATCGCCGCAACGTATCCCTCGTTATACGCGAAGTCCTTGATAGTCTTTCTTGACCCCTTGCCGTCACCCTCGCGACACACACAGTCCCAATTGATGGGTTCTATCCAGTCCATACCGTCGATGCCCAACGCCTTGTAGGAGTGCTCGGTGTGGGTGATGTCGTCCAGGGCCTCGAGTAGGTATTCCCACGTCCAGGCGTCGGGTGACGGGTAGCGCGCTACATTCAAGCGGCGGGTTCCATCGGTCTCACCAATGACGATGATGCCAGGGCAGCTGGCGAGGTATGTAGACTTTCCGACGCCCTCTTGGCCGTAGACAAATACCCGCTCTGGTGTGTCGAGCGCTCCGGTTTTGACTTCGGACAGTCGTGACTTGCGTGGTGGTGGTGCAGCAACTGCTGCTGTTGCGGTGCGTATCATGTCAACTCCTCGTGTGCCGTTTCGGCTTTGCGGAATAGGGTTTCATCGTCCAGTGATTCGGCGCGTGTGCACACTCCGAAGTACTCGCACGTTCGGAAGTATGCCTTGCAACCATTGGTGTTCTTAGGGTGCCGATTGAGTCGCTCTGACTCGCGGATTTGCTGTCCGATCTGCCACGTGTCGAACGCGGCGTCGCGCTCGTCCTCCTCGAGTCGAGCAATGATTCCGCGTTGGAACCACTGCGACGGATTCTCATTGATGTGAGCACGCAGGCGCATCCGGAACTCGTCGAGCGTTTCATCTGTTTCACGCTGTCCAGCGTAGAGTCGTGACGGCTCTGTCTTCGTTTCCTTGGTGTACTTTCGAGACTCAGCTGGGGTCGCGAGCAACGGGCGTAGTTTTGGCTTGGAAACTACATCGTACAAGCAGCCCTCTATCTCGTATCCGAGGGAGCGACCGCCTACGAAGTAGTCGGAAACTTGGGAATTGAGTTGCAACATCTTCCAATAGTCGCTACCCGCTGAGATGTCTTCGGACGATGTCTTGTGCTCAACCACGAGCACGCGATGGTCGCGCATATCGCGGACAACTACGTCCATCTTTCCGCCATTCTGGTAGGTCCTGGACGCCGCTCCTGTCTCTGGGTTGAGCATCGGACACTCGAACTGCCGCTCAACTCCCAGGACCTCGTAGGGCTCCGCTCCCCACATCGAGTCATAAGTGACCATGAGCTCCTGAGCGATGATGAGTTGCGCCGGGTCGGGTTGTCCCGCGCGTGAGTCAGGTTGCTCCATTGCGGATAGAGCAGCGTCGAGCGGATGC